GAGCCGGGGAAATTCAAATTTATAAATTTAAAGTCTTATGATGAAGATTGTCATGTTGTTGCGCCAAAAATATTGGCGCAACAACATGACAACAAGCAAAACAGTTACACAAATACAAGCAAAGCCTATTTGCTTAAGTAATGTGGATTCTTTTTTCTTCTTTACCTCTTCAGTCTTAGTTTTTTCATGTTTGATGGAAGTGGCTTCCTTATCAGCTTTGACATTTGTAGTATCGGCTACCACCGTCTGTTTATCCTCCTTCTTGTTGAAATTACCTTCTACATGACCGTCAGCCAGTAACGGAGGTTTCCCGGTAAGACTGTCGGGCGGCTTTCTTGTATCATAAATCCGAAAATTAATCACGTAGCTGCCATTAGTGGTAATGAGTTCGCTCAAAGAGGTGGTTGATTCGTGTACGATGTTGACAGTTTCACTGGCGCTATCCTTGCTGATTACTTCTGTGTCGGATTTGATAGCCTTATGCGAGCTACCGCATGACAACAGAAGAAACAGGCACATAAAGAGAGCCAGTAATATGTGCCGGCTTACCCAGCTCATAACCTTAGCCAACATAAGAGATATCATTTATACGGTGGTTCATCCAGCCCCGTTTGAACTTGTTATTTGCAGGGCGTTTCCGGCATATATCCTCGATGAAATCAAACCGTGCAATCTTGATCTGATCAAACAGTTCACGTGGATTACGGGAATTTACTGCAGCGAGTGTCTTAGGCCCGACAATGCCGTCAGGAATCACGCCAACCAAATCATGCGGTATTTTGATACCGTGCACTTCGCTTGCCCAGACCCAATCGACAAGGATATCAGCTATGGATTGGGATTTAATTTCGTCAGCTTTCCCCTGTCCCAATACATGGTTTTCAAAATCTCCGTTCATTCCTCTTTCGTGATGTTTTTCAATCTTTCAACCGTAGGCTTGGGATAGCCTTTCTTTCGGCAATACGCTTCATAAGTTCCAATGGTCACACCCATATTGGTAGCCCCTCCTAAATCGTCCGGGTCATTTACAAAACCGCCTTCCCACTTCAGGATAAACGGTGCAAGTTTATTCACATCAGCCATTTTTCTTTTCCTCCTTATCTTTAATTAATGTAGTCCTGCGTGGTGGAATACGACGACCGCATTCGCTGTCAGGCCTGTCACAACGGTTATGCTCGGCATCTTTCAATTGCAGTTCCAGTTCGTGGCACTTATGAATCCATGCCAGCTTATCAGACTGTTCATTACGAAGCTCAACGTATAACGCATCAATCTTGGCGTCACGCTGGGCGATGCGTTCTTCCAGCCAGTCAACCTGCTTACGCTCGTTCTCATCCTCCATCGAATCGGCGGACGCATCCTCTTTCCGTGCGTTAGTCTTGCGGTTCACCCAGAACGTGACACCCCAGCGGACAGCCTCCAATCCTCCGAAAGCCCCGATTATAGCCAACCAGTCGTTTAATTCCATTTCGTCTATTGTTTATCTGAATTATAAAAATACACACCTCAAAGATATCCCTATCCGTTTGCACCATCGCTGCCAAAGCATCGAAATCCATTGCCACGATATGACAATAAAAAAAAGAGCCTGCTACGGAATTTAATCCGCAACAAGCTCTTGGTCTTACACATCTGCAAAGATAAAAAATCACATTCCTGTTTCAAACTTTTTCACCTAAAAAAATAGTAGAAATAGATACATGGTAGAAAGTGGGTAGAATCCTAAGAAAAATATCTTTTGTTCTACCCTATTTTTTGAACAGAATTTATCTGATTCATTTCCAATGCTGTTTCCAAGTTCCCCCGGAACTTAGCTAATAACAGGAGATATATTATGCCAAAAGCACATAAATTAATGAAGGGTGGACAAACCATTTATCCGGCTACCATCTATGACGCAGTGGTCAATCCCAAGACACGAAAAAGCCTGACTGCGGAACTTTCCGAGTTAAAAATGGATATTATTAATCAAAAAAAAGGAGAAAATATTATTGATAATTTTGATCAAAGTACGGCCTATATTGTATATGGTAATCAAGGAGAAATAGCATCAAGTATAGAAAAAACCACAAACAATGCGACATTCATAGCAACAAAATTAGAATGTAAAGCCGGAGATCGATTTCTGATTACTGGAAAGTGCGTTTCTGTACAAGCTAGGGCCTATGTTTTTGTTGATGAATCCGATAGGATTTTGCTAAAAGCAAGCCAAACATTTGTTGGGGAAAAATCTGTAATTGAGGCTCCGGAATCTGCCATTACCGCTTACTTTACATTAACAAAATCTGAATCTGTTGAATTTGTAATATTAGACTCGTCAATAGAAGAATTAAATGACAAGATTACTGAGACAAACAAATCCTTTACAAGCTTAAAGGAAGAGGTATCAAATATTATTACAACCGAAAGCGGGATAGAAGAAGAAATCTACAACAGCACTTATTTGTCTAAGGATTATATATCATCTGGAGGCACACTGGGTACTGCTGCAAGATACTGGTCTGTAAGAATACCTGTGGCAAAAGGATTGAGGTATAAACTGGATTCTTCAAATGTCAGTAATCAAACAGTATTTAGAATTGCCAAAACCGTAGAAAGAAAAATAACAGAAGTCTTAATCAATGAGGCTTCACCAGAGACAAAAAAATATGAAATTTATTGTGATGGTTCATTTAATTATATACTTTGGACATTAAGCAATGCCTATGATTTGGAAGGCACTCCAAGTGTCAAGAGAATAGAGGGGGGAGGAAAAAAATTAAGTCCTGATATTCAGATTCCACCTGAATCATTGCCCGGTTTCGAAGATAGTATAAAGGAGATAATAGATAGACTTGATGGAATTGTTTATAAAAGTAATAT